CTGTTTCGTATGAGGCGAGAAATTACCTGGTGAAAAGTAATAGTTCACCATTGCATTGACCAGGTTATTTGCGTGTCTGTTTCTGGTGGCATTTGTCGCGAGGCTGAAATTTATCGCTGTTCTTCCAAGCGCCTGTGCGTGGCGATTATTTGCGAGCCCACTGATTCTGATGGCTGCAGGTAAAAGAGTTTTAGCCATTTGGACTGTAGCTTTACCTGCAACTGCTCGAGCAGTTCTGGAATTTGCGGCAAGTGAAAACGGTCCTCCGACAAGACGTGTTGGTGGACGGGCTGCCATTTCTATTTACGACCAAAATTCTTGGAGTACTTGGCATGGACCCACTTGGCATCAGCCTTGTAGATGCGTGATGCGCGGGGGGCGGTACGCTTGGTCAGTGTGCTGATGGCAACAAGACGCTTGATAACTGCGTGGGGATCCTCCTTGCCCTTGGTCACGGCACGTACCAGTGATTTATGGCGATTCGTCATCGCCTCAACTGGGTGGTACCCGTACCGGGTAAGCATACCATTTTTGAGCTTGCCGATAACCTTGGGACCTTTTCCGGCGGCACCCACATCTGGGATGGGAACTGGACGCACGCGGGTCACACCTGCTTTACGCACATAGGAAAAGGTTTTGCCCTTCCTATGGACTGTGATTCGCTTGGCACTACGACGCATCATGTACCCTGCCCGAAGAATAGAACTCATTTATATTTACTTGGAAAAATTTTGGGACAACCCAAACATAAACATTTTGAGTTTATTCTCATTTGACGCATTAAAATCATATATGTCATCATCTGGAATATCTATGTCATGGGTCGGGATTGCGTATACGTGCCTCATTTTCATATTAGAAAACAAAATACTGAGTGCGTAACTCTTGAGGTCCTTGACCTCTGAGAGCCGTCCCCACGCTATCCTAAGAGCTAATGTGTCGCCCCGCCCTACGAATGGTCCGGCGGGGATAGCCTCAGCGGTCGCGCCATCCACATAATTATAACCGTCCGCGAGTTTTACGGGGGCGAATAGGAATGGAACCGCGACAGTGGCTGAAATAGCGTCTAGTACACTCATATTAGGTGATGAATCTATATTAAAGTAAATGGTCTTCATGAAATCTACGCAATACGCCGAGATGTGAAGTTTTACAGGATTCAACTCGTAAAGTTCCTTGAATGTGATGTCATCCTTTCCTATAAATTTTTTACACATTTCTGCAATAATTTTTCTAACTTTTTTAGATGAAACAAGTCCATAGTTGTTCAATAGACTTTTAATATTTGGTTTCATTATGTCTCCGACTGGAACCGTCAGAGAATAGTCGAGAATAGCTGGAATGTTTCCTTGTGAGAGTACGTACGTAAAGGCTACCATACCCCCTGCACTTGATCCTGAAATTTCCTCGAGTTCCCCAAGTTGACCCTCTTGTTTTAATTTCGTTAGAACTCCGAGATACATAAAGTAACCCATGGCTCCGGGTCCTATCACAAGGTGTTTGACCATCTTCTATTTTAATACAAAATTAGTTTCTTAATAATACTCGGGGAACTGTCCGCGCAGGAATGCATAAAACAGGGAAAAGATGAGGGTATGAACGCCGATCGCGGCAGGTCCTGATGAGGGGAGACTGAAAATAACTCCTGGCGTCAGTGCCACAAATAGCACTCCGGGGACGATGATATCAGCGGTGGTCACGTTAAATTTAAAAATGAACTTAACGATCAGATAGTTAAAGATGCAGAGTAAAAGGGCGTGCATACACACCTGAACCAAAAGACCTGAACCGGATGGTATTGCCAACAAGAGTCCAGGGCTTAGGATTGCAAACAAGAGTGCTGGGGTCAACACCTTTGGAGAAGTGATATCAATCATTGAATCACGTATATATCAAACCACTTATAAAAATTTTCAGGATCGACTCGTTCTTTTATAATCAGGATCCGCTTGACTGCTTTCCACGCCTGAATTGCGTGATCAGATGGGTCGGTCGAATAGTGCAATTCAGGACGAAGTAAAAGTTCAACAAACTTTGTATACGTGCAACTATTTTTCATCATCAAATAGTTGTCATTGAGGTATTCGTTGAATATGGTCCAACCGTCGTGAATCTCTTCAGAATACAAAGCTTCCCAATCTTCGGGATCGAGGTCGTTGGCAAACTCGTCTGAATCATCCGAGTCTTCCCATGCATGTTCGAAAGTGTAAGCGTCACGCGAGTACTCGTCGTTGACACCCATTTCTACTTATTGTACTTACGTTCAGTGTCTCTAAGACACGAGCTTATTGATACCAGATACGTTGACGCCTGCAACCTCCTTGACGTCGACTGCGTCCTGGATGGCGTTGAAAGCACCCTCGACCTGAGCCTCGTTCCCGCCAAAAAAGGTGTGCAGACCCTTGCGGATAACCTCCTTTGTGATACTACCCTTCACCTTTTTAACCTTGAAATTCACCTTGACCTTGTCCTGGACATTCACGGTGTCAATCTTATTCTCCCCCATGTGTTTAGTCACAAACTTGCGAAGCTCTTTTTCACGCTGATTAAGCGTTGAGAGATCTTTGCGAGCTGCGGCGAGCTGGGTCTTTATAGCGATCCACTCATTCGTAGCATTTTTGAAGTCCATTCCTAAAAGAAATGGTCATTTTTTTAAGTTACTGATACTCGCGCTCAATCTCAAACTTGGGGCGCATCACATCTGGTGGGATGGTGCTGAGGTTGAAGATGGACACTGGGGTGCGGGGGTTCAGTGGCTCGCTGCGGAAGTCGCGGTTGGCGTTGCGCAGGACGCCGCCGATGGTCTCTGGGTAGCCGATCTGGCTGCGTGGATCCAGGTAGTTCTGATTACCCAGGATCTTGTCTGGGCTGAACTGACCAAAGTCCTCGGTTGCGACCACGTCACGGGGAATCAGGCTGGCGGACGACACGGAGCTGCCCCCCTGTGTTGCACCGGAGTAGCTGGCACCCATGGTCTTACCGTCGGTGATGGCACCTGCACCAATTGGCTGGGCTCCTGAGCTGACACCGTACGAGCTGCGGCAAGTGGGGGCGAAAAGCATCAGGAGGATGACTGCCGCCAGAACCAAAATTACCAGTCCCTTGCGATTCATTTATTATAAGTTGGTGATATTTTTTTGGGAGGTCCTGGGGAAGCTTCGCGAGACAGACCCTACGGGTCTGGACCTCAGTCCAAATAATCTGCTGGGTCGTCCTCTTCCTCGGGGTCGTCCGTGAACAGGTACTCCTTGGGGAAGGATGCCTTCTGCGAGCCGCCCCGGACGCGCACCTGGACGACGCGCCAGATGGGACCGAACGACTTTTTCAGGAACCACAAACCTGACAGCTCAAAAAGCACGTCACACTTAGAGCCTGGTGCCACCTCCTGGAGCTCGACGGAATTCTTCTGAATGTCGAATGCTGTAGTGACCACCTCACCCTTGACCGTTGCCAGTGTCGCGCTGATGACATCGTCAGTCACGCTCTCCTGGAAGGCGTTTGCAATCGTCTCGTCGCTGAGCTCCTTGCCAAACCACTCGACACGGGACTCCTTGGCCTGTGTAAGCAGATCGTTATCAATAGTAGTAAACAAATTAGAATTTTCAACCTTAAAATTGACCGACTTGGCGGTCATTGAATCCTGGAGCGTCACGCCATTCACCTGATGACGAGATCCGTTAATCTTCAGAAAGTATCGACCGTCTGGCAGTTTCTGGGGCTTTCCGTACTCCATTGTACTATAAACAAAAATATTCTTTAATGTTAGATGAGCGCGAGATGCAGTGCTGAATTTATAAATTCAGGGTGCCAGTGTTTGACCGATCCCTTGGATGTAACAACATCCATCTGCGGGTACATAAATAAACAGAACGGGCTGGTATATCCATGCGATCTCGGGTGCTGTGTGCCGACCTGTCAAAACGTCGGACCCTATCCAATTTTTAATGAAGATTTCAGACCGGCTGGTGGAGGTGCTTTGCCCCCAGGCTTTAACGTCAATTTACCACAGAGTGAAGAACCTTCGCAGACGGAAGGAGCTGCCTCATTTTCGAACCCACAGACCCCAGATGACAAAGTTTGGCAAATTGTTTTCAAAGGTTTCGTGTTTTTGGTCATCATTCTACTCGCCATGTTGGCACTTAAAGCCCTGTCGCGTAGGTAGATCATAAGATGGCTACCACCACCGATGTTCCCGTTACTCTCGACACCCTGATGAAGGAGCTCAAGGCTGTGCGCAAGGAGATTCGCAAGATTCGCCAGCACATTGAGGACCCCACCGGTGAGAAGCAGGAGGCTCGTACCAAGAATAACGGGTTCAATAAGCCACAGAAGGTGACTGACGCCCTGAAGACTTTCCTGAGTCTGGCGGATGGCGAGATGATTTCTCGTTCCCAGGTGTCGAATCACATGAACAAGTATTTCGAGGCGAACAACCTGAAGGCGGGTCAGAAGATTAGTCTGGATGACAAGTTGAAGGCTCTGCTGGAGGTACCAGAGGGTACTCAGCTGACGTTCCTGAACCTGCAGCACTACCTGAGCAAGCACTACATCAAGGACGAGACGGTGGAGAAGAAGCCCCGCGCCAAGAAGGTGCCCGCCACCCCAGTAGGAGACGCCGAGGCAGCTGCTGCCCCAAAGGAGAAGAAGGTTCGCCCAAAGGTGGCGAAGCCGGCGGCGACTGCGTGAGTCGGAATTACTTAAAACTAAACCTCGTGTGTAATATAACATAACCAATGGAGTCTCCTCCAATTTTGTCGCGTGATGAACTAAATTCCCTTGCCGGGACAAAAATCAAAAATATCGAACTGTATCAACGGGCTTTCACTCACAAAAGCGCGTTGAAGCGGTACTCTGGTCTTACAGGCTCTTATGAAACTCTTGAATTTATGGGGGACTCGGTCCTTGGATTTATAATCACAAAACACCTTTTTGATCTCCACGAAAAGGAACAGGAGGGGTTTCTCACCAAAGCCCGGACAAAAATGGTCCGAGGTAAAACACTTTGTGAAATTTCCAAGGTTTTAGGTCTCGATAAACTCATCTTGATGGATGAAAAGGGTGAGCGCAACGGGTGGAACACAAATGAACATATCATGGAGGATGCATTTGAGGCGCTCGTAGGCGCCATTTATCTCGATCTCGGGATGATTCACGCCAAGAATTTCGTCCTCAATTCATTCACAAAGGTTCAGACGTCACTGGTTGACGACAACTGGAAGGATCAGCTCATGCGCTGGTGTCAGGCGCTCAAGTATGCCCTTCCTGATTATCGCCTGTCCGGGCAAATTAACGGACAGTTTTTCATAACCGTCGTAGTTGATGGAATGGATTGTGGTTCTGGATTTGCGTCGACTAAAAAACAAGCCGAACAAAATGCGGCTGAGATTGTACTTAAAACCGACCCACGTTTTAAGAATAAGAAGATCCCCGTCAATGGACCAAGACAGGGAGATTCAGGTACTGATTCGCGCGAAGGAGCTTCTCGCGGCTGAATACGCAGAACAAAGATCACAGGAATGGTTAGATTTGCGTGATAATATGATTACAGCGAGCGACATAGCAAGCGCAATTGGCGAAAATCACTACGAAAGTGTTGACGCCTTTATTAAGAAAAAGGTGCTCAAGACGAAATGGGCAGGGAATGCTGCCACACAACATGGGACGCTCCTCGAGCCTTTTGTACGTGATTTGTACGACCAAACAACCGGACGCAAGTCCCATGAGATTGGGCTAGTTCGGCACCGGACGTACACTTGGCTTGGCGCATCGCCTGACGGGGTCACTGAGGATGGGCTACTCATCGAAATCAAGTGTCCTTTGACCCGTAAAATAGAGGCTAAAGTTCCTAAACATTACTTGCCCCAAGTTCAACTCCAGCTGGAAATTACGGATCTGGAGGAGTGTGATTTTATTCAATTCAAGCCCCAAACGGATGAAAAACCTCAGGAGTTTGTCATCGTACGAGTCAAGCGGGACCGCGAGTGGTTTACGACGAATTTCCCAGCTATGCAAAAAGCGTGGGACCGTATAGTTGCTGGTCGGACCCACGGTCTGTGCGAGATTGCTGAGGATGTCGAGTCTCCCCCCTGGGTTAGAGAAGAAATCTCTTGTGAGCTTAGGGAAGATGACTTGCAAACACAAGAACAAGTTTCTGACGTGCAAGGATTGTAAGATGCAGTGTTGCGCTGGATGCATTCAATCCGAGACTCACTCGTGTCCGATGTTGGCGCAGCGCGTGCTGTCAGCTCGTGAGGAACTTGCTAAGAAATTACCAAAGGTGGAAGCTCCGAAGGTTATTAAAATCATTTGAGTTTCATACGCCCGAAAAAATAAATCACAAAGACGGCAATCAAAAGAATCAAAAGAAGCTTGATATC